ATTGCATCGTTTACTCCAGGTGCTGGTTATTCACTTGGTGATGTTTACGCAGAAGGATATGGTAATAGATTTACTGTAGCTTCTATTGCTCCTAGTGGAACAAGAATTACTGGCGGTATAAGACTTGGTGGAGCTTCAGCAGGACCATCTCTTTTCACACCAACAGGAACACCATCACAATATTTTGCTGGCACAGCTGATTTTGAAATGGGTGTATGGAATCCAAGTGATCCAGCTAATATTGTTGATATATCAGGAAATAATCATAGTATGGGTTTCAATGACCAAGCATACTCTGGTAATGTCAATTATACTCACTTCTTAAATAACTCAGCACAAGCAAATGATTGGACATGGCCAGCTGTTCCTGGATCAGCGCTTGCTATCACAGGTTGGTTTGCCTTTGCGGGTTTCAATTCGGGTTCAACGAGTATAATTACTAGAACCAATGGTGGTCCTAATGGCTGGGCATTACGAGTTGATGATGCTGGTGCAGCAATTAATTTAGTAAAATATGGATTTGATGACCAACCAATTACACTTAATACACCATTGACCACCAACACATGGCACTATATTTCTGTGGCACAGGATGGTACTTCTATGGCATTTAACATTGACGGTACTTCATATTCAAGGTCTGGAAACCCAGGACCATTTAATGATGATGGTGGTTCACCAGTAAGATTACAATATGATCCATATAGTAGTGGTAATCAAAATATAGAAATGTGGATGAGAGATGTTAAGATTGTCAGTTATGCGCCACTAAATGCTGCTGCTTTATTGTCTATTTGGAATGCACAGAAAGCCGATTACGGTTATTAAACAACTAGAACACTATGAATACATTTGATAAGAACATGGAAAAAATCTTTGATGTGACTCCTGTACCAGAAGAAAAGAAACCTTTGGTACCAGTCACAAAAGAACCAATGGATAACGTTGATTTGAAAACAGATTTGGTAGACGCTTACGAACAATCTAAAAGTAATCTACAAGATTTAATTGACAACGGTAAAGATGCGATGGAAGAATTGCGTCAAATTGCCAGCGCAGGCCAACACCCACGTGCCTTTGAAGTTTATGCCACATTATTAAAGAATATGGTAGAAGCCAATGACCGCCTATTGAAGATGCAAAAAGAGATGCGTGATATGGATGGTAAGAAAAACAATTCTGATACCAAAATCAATAATGCTCTCTTTGTAGGTTCAACTGCCGAACTAAGTAAGTTCCTCAAAGGCAAAGAATGAATAATGATTTAAAATTTGGTGAAGCATACCGTGACAATCCTTTACTTAAAAAGGCAGGTGTCACAGTAGAATACACACAAGAACAGGTTGATGAATATATCAAATGTTCAAAAGATCCAGTTTACTTTTCAAAGAACTATGTGAAGATTGTGAACGTGGATGAAGGTCTGATTAACTTCAAGATGTGGAAGTTTCAGGAAGAAATGCTTCGTTTGTTTGCCAAAGACCGTTTTGTTATTACTAAATGTCCTCGTCAGGTCGGTAAAACAACCACAACAGTTGCCTATATGTTATGGGCAACTATCTTTACTGAAACTCAAAACTGTGCTGTATTGGCCAACAAAGGTTCATTAGCCAGAGATATTTTGGCCAAGTATCAACTTGCATATGAAAACTTACCTATCTGGTTACAACAAGGTGTTGTTACATGGAACAAAGGTAACGTAGAACTTGAAAATGGTTCTAAGATTATTGCTGCATCTACATCATCATCTGCCATTCGAGGTGGTTCATTTAACATTGTATTCTTGGATGAGTTTGCTTTCGTACCAAACAATATTGCTGAAGAATTTTTTAACTCTGTTTATCCTGTAATTTCATCAGGTAAAAAAACAAAGATTATTATTGTGTCTACACCGAACGGTATGAATCTGTTCTATAAGTTGTGGATGGATTCTTTAAACAAGAAGAACAACTATACCAACTTTGAGATTCACTGGTCTATGGTACCAGGTCGTGATGAAAAGTGGAAAGAAGAAACAATTCGTAACACCTCAGAACGGCAATTCAAGCAAGAGTTTGAAACCGAATTCTTGGGTTCAACCAATACTTTGATTTCTGGTTACAAACTACAACAGTTGGTATACAGAGACCCTATTGCTAACCATGACTTGTTGAAAATCTATGAACATCCAGTCAAAGAAGGTGTTGATGAAGCCAAGTCAGACCACCTGTATTGTATCTGTGTAGACGTATCAGAAGGTAAGAACTTAGATAGTTCGGCATTCTCGGTAATTGATATATCTCAGACACCATACAAACAAGTCGCTGCATATAAGAGTTCGTCAATCACACCTATATTGTTTCCAACAGTCATCTATAATACAGCCAGATATTATAATGATGCCTATGTTCTGGTAGAGATTAACAATAATCCACAGGTGGCAGACTCATTACACCAAGATTTTGAATATGAGAACTTGTGGAAGATATTTACAGGCAACAAGAAGCCACAACAACTGTCTGCTGGTTTCGCCCGTGGTATTCAAATGGGTCTGAAAATGTCAGTTCAAGTCAAGGCAATTGGTTGTTCTAACCTCAAAACTTTGATTGAAGGTGACAAGTTATTGATTAATGACTTTGATACTTACTCGGAGTTGACCACTTTTGTTCAACAAAAGAATACATTTAAGGCTGAAGAAGGTGCCAATGATGACACCGTGATGCCTTTAGTAATGTTCTCATGGTTAACAACTCAACAGTATTTCAAAGAGATTGTCAACCACGACATTCGTAAACAGATTCAGTTAGAAAATATGAATCAAGTTGATGATGATGTTTTGCCAGCACCTATTATTGAAGATGGATTAGAACATGATTTTGAAGTTTGGGGTGGTGACTTATGGGAAAGACCAGAAGGTGGAGACACTTATGCAAACTTCACAAGAAAGATGATTGAACGGATGTAAATCCAGCGATTCATAAATAACTAATATGGTATAACTGCCAAATAAACATAATAATTCAAGGAGAATAAAATGGCATTTCAAATCTCTCCAGGTGTAAATGTATCTGAAGTAGACTTAACGACAGTCGTTCCTTCAGTACTGACAACTGCTGGTGCATTTGTTGGAACCTTCAATTGGGGTCCAGCAAACAAAATTAAATTAATCGATAGTGAAATCAACTTAGTAAAAACATTCGGAAAACCAACTTCTAACTCAGCTATATCTTTCTTTACTGCTGCCAATTTTTTGGCATATGGTAACAATTTAAGTGTTGTCCGTGCAGTTGGCAGTACATCTAAAAATGCTACTTCTAGTACAACAATTTTGGTAAAAAATGAAGATGATTTTCAACAAACTAAATTAAACCAAAACAACAGTAATACATATGGTCCTTTTATCGCACGTTATGCTGGTGAATTAGGCAACGCAATTGATGTTGAAGTTTGTGCAAACACAGCTTTATTCTCAAGTTGGACCACATACAAAGGTTATTTCACATCAGCACCAGGAACATCCGATTATGCTAACGCAGCAGGTAGTTCTAATGACGAAATGCACATTGTGGTTATTGACCGTACAGGCGCTATTACTGGTTCTGCTAATACTGTTTTAGAAACATACGGATTCGTTTCTGCTGCTTCTGATGCAACAATTAACGGTCAAAGTAATTACTACAAACAAGTTATTTTTAATAATTCAAAATATATCTACGCTGTTGACCCAGTTCAATATGCCGATACATTTGATGTTTGGGGAATGGCAGCTGCTCCACAATTAGATTTTGGTGTTGTAACATCAAACAAAAAAATATCTTTATCAGGCGGACACAACATTGATCCTGCTACCGGTGATATCGAAACTGGTTATGATTTATTTGCTAACAAAGACACAACAGATATTGCTTTGGTAATAACTGGTGATGCTAGTACAGCAATTCAAAATTATGTAATCAGTAACATTGTTAATGTAAGAAAAGATGCTGTGGCATTCATTTCACCAAGACTAACTGATGTACAAAATAATGTTGGTGGTGAAACCGATGATATTGCAACATGGATATCAGCAGTGAACATCACTTCTTCTTACGCAGTGGCAGATTCTGGTTGGAAATATCAATTTGACAAATACAACAATGTGTATCGTTGGATTCCATTGAACGGTGATGTTGCCGGTCTATGTGTATTTACAGATACAATCAAAGACCCATGGTTCTCACCAGCAGGTTTCAATCGTGGTCAAATTAAGAACTGTATCAAGTTGGCATGGAATCCAACTAAACTAGAACGTGATGTGTTGTATTCAGCTGGTGTTAATCCAGTCGTAACATTCCCTGGTCAAGGTACCGTGTTGTATGGTGACAAGACTTTACAATCACGTCCATCAGCATTTGACCGTATCAACGTTCGCCGTTTGTTTATTGTGTTAGAGAAAGCAATTGCAAGCGCAGCTAAGTATTCATTGTTTGAATTGAACGATGAATTCACACGTGCTCAGTTTATTAATTTAGTAACTCCATTCTTACGTGATGTACAAGGTCGCCGTGGTATTACAGACTTTAAAGTGGTATGTGATTCAACCAATAACACTCAACAAGTTATTGATTCGAACCAATTTGTTGGTGATATCTATATTAAACCTGCTCGTTCTGTCAACTTCATCCAGTTGAACTTTGTGGCCGTTGGAACTGGTGTTGACTTCAACACTATCGTTGGTGTGGCTTAATAAATAAAACATAACAGGAGAAAAGAATGGCATTCAATGTAGCAGAATTTAGAGCGAATATGATTGGGGACGGTGCCCGTCCTAATCTGTTTTCGGTCACTTTAACTTTTCCAACAATTGCTTCTAACAGTACTGTCTCTGGTCAAAAATTAACTTTTATGGCCAAGACAGCACAATTACCAGGTTCTACCATAGGTACTGTACCAGTCTATTATTTTGGTCGTGAGATTAAATTTGCTGGTAACCGAACATTCGCCGACTGGACATTAACAATCATCAACGATGAAGATTTCACAATTAGAAATTCTATCGAATCATGGATGAATGCTATCAACAGTCATTATGGTAATGTTCGTAGTACTGCTGCCAAAAACGTAAACAACTATACAGTTGATGCGATTGTAACACAGTATGGCAAAACAGGTAATGAACTGAAGAAGTATAAATTTGTTGGATTATTTCCAGTAGATTTGGCACCAATTGATTTAGATTGGGGTTCAAATGATACCATTGAAGAATATGCAACAACATTTGCATATCAATGGTGGGAATCAGAGAACACAACTTCTTGATTTTACGGAGGGTTAACCACCCTCCTTTATGTTTCCTTGACTTTATAATTAACTTAAAAATATGGCTAATACAAATAAATTTTCACTTTTCGGTTTTACGATATCCCGTGAAAAGGACGAGCTTGAAAAATCAGCTCAGCAGTCGTTTACGCCTCCAACTACAGATGACGGCGCATTAACTATTACATCTGCCGCTTACTACGGTACTTACGTTGACCTTGACGGTACGGCCAAAAATGAGGTAGAACTCATCTCTCGTTACCGTGAAATGGCAATGCAACCAGAAATTGAGTCTGCGATAGATGACATAATTAATGAAGCCATCGTACAAGATGATGATGGTACAATTACAAATATTGTTTTAGATAATCTGAAACAATCAGAGAAGATTAAAAAGGCAATCAAGGATGAGTTTCAAACCATCTTACGTTTGTTTAACTACCAAAACATGGCACAAGATATCTTCCGTAGATATTACATTGATGGTAGAATGTTTTATCATGTGATTATTGATAGAAATAATCCAACAGAAGGTATCAAAGAGTTAAGATATATTGATCCACGTAAACTTCGTAAGGTACGTGAGATTAAGAAACAGAAAGACGAAAGAACCGGTGCAGATGTTATGCAAACGGTTAATGAATATTACATTTACAACGATAAAGTTGTGGCTGGTTCATCATCCAATTATGGTCCAGTTGGTATTCGTATTACGACAGACTCAATCGTTTCGGTTGTCTCTGGTCTAATGGATTCACGTAGAGCAGTCGTTCTGAGTTATCTACATAAAGCTATCAAACCTCTCAATCAACTTCGGATGATTGAAGATGCAACGGTGATTTACCGAATTTCGAGAGCTCCAGAACGCCGCATCTTTTATATTGACGTAGGCAATCTACCGAAATTAAAAGCGGAACAGTATCTCCGTGATATCATGGTCAAGTACAAGAACAAGTTGGTATATGATGCCAATACAGGTGAGGTACGTGATGACCGTAAATTTATGTCTATGATGGAAGACTTTTGGTTACCACGCCGTGAAGGTGGTAAAGGTACAGAAATCACTACATTGCCAGGTGGCCAAAACCTTGGTGAGTTAGAAGATGTTAAGTACTTCCAAAAGAAATTGTATGGTGCATTGTCTGTACCAATCTCCAGATTAGAACCAAATCAAGGTTTCTCATTAGGCCGTACCTCTGAGATTACCCGTGATGAATTAAAGTTTTCTAAATTTGTTGACCGTTTACGTAACAAGTTTACAGAAGTGTTTGACCAAGCACTAAGAATACAATGTGTTCTCAAAGGTATCTGTACCGCTGACGAATGGGATTTGTTTAAAGAACACATCTATTACGACTTCATTAAAGACAATAACTTTGCTGAACTCAAAGAAGCAGAGTTAATGAATCAACGATTGAGTTTATTAGGTGCTGTTGACCCATATACTGGTCGTTACTTCTCACAAGCATGGATTCAACGTAATGTTCTCCGTTTGACAGATGATGAAATTGAAGAAATGCAAAAAGAAATCGATGCGGAGAAAGAAGAAGGTTTAGGTTTACCAGTTGGTGTTATGAATGACGTAGCACAACAACAAATGATGAGTAATGTACCAGCACAACAAACTCATCCAGAAGATTTGAAGGCACAAGCTGAAATGCAAGCACAAGCACAAAAACAGCAGGCCAAAAAAGAAGAAGTGAATACTTTCACAAAACTGAAACGTATATTATAAATAGTTTAATTGGGAGAATAATATGTCAGAACAAACAAGAGCAATTGTAGATTATGCAGAAGATGGTAACGCAGCAGAAATGCGTAATGCCTTGTACTCTGCCATTCAGGATAAAGTTATGGCTCATATCGAGAACCATAAAGAACAATTAGCAAAAAATCTTTTTAATCAGCCACAAGGTGCTGAAGTAGAAGATACTGCAGTTTAATAGGAAACAAAATGGCAAATTCATATACAACGCAGATTCTTAAAGACACCACAGAACATGTTGTTATTAAGTTAACAGGTAAATTTGATGGTACTGGCCAAGAAAATAACCACACACGTATCGTGGCAAACAGTTTATATGGAGCAATTGCAACAAATGGTTATTTGGTTGCAAACAACCAAGGCGGTGCAGCAAATACAACATTAAATTACTATGGTTTAAATCTACATCGTTTATGGTATGACTGTGGTTGTACAGGTGACGTAGAGTTATATTGGCACGCTGATACACCAGTACCATTGATGTATTTGAATGGTAACGGTGAGTATGATGGCGCTGGTAATTGGGTTACTATTCCAAATAATGCTAAAGGCACTTCAGGTTGTTTAGGTGATATTCTTGTTACTACAAGAGGAATGGTTGCAAATGATTCTTATACAATCGTTGCAGAATTCCGTAAAGAAAATGAATACTATCAGCGTGGTCAATTCAACGAACCAGCAGCATTCAACTACCCACCATATGGTGTAAGACCATAATAGAAAGTCTATAATGAAACTCATTAAAGAAATTACCGAATCGGTAAACTACTTAGTAGAAGAAAAAGACGGCAAAAAGACCCTCTATATTGAAGGTCCTTTTCTAGTTGCCGAAGCGGTTAACAAAAACAAACGCATGTACAAAGAAGAAACCATGCGTAATGAAGTTAATCGTTATACAGAAGAATACATTAATAAACATCGTGCCTTTGGTGAACTGGGACATCCAGACACCCCATCTATCAATCTTGACCGTGTGTCTCACTTAATTGTGGGTCTGCGTCAAGAAGGAACTGCTTGGATAGGCAAAGCTAAAATCCTTGAAACCCCTATGGGTAACATTGCAAGAAGCCTTATTGAAGGTGGTGCACAATTAGGTGTATCGTCTAGAGGTATGGGTTCTCTGAAAATGGAAAACGGTATTAACGTTGTTCAAGGTGATTTTTGTCTAGCCACAGCGGCAGATATAGTAGCAGACCCTTCTGCGCCTGGTGCTTTTGTACAAGGTATAATGGAAGGTAAAGAGTGGATGATGGTAAACGGAATGTGGACTGAAGTTCAATTGGCAGAAGCAAAGCAAGAAATTCGTAAAGCTTCTCGTAAAGAAATCGAACAAGTCAGTCTTAAAATATTCGAAAATTTCATCAAAAAACTTTAATTATAAATATCCATAATATACAAGGAGATTCTCAAAATGGGAAATTTAAATCTAGCAGACGCCGCTAAAGCAATTTTGACCGAAGGTTCTAAAGAAACTTTCGATGCAAACATTTCATCTAAGCAAGGCGGTAAAGACAAGCCATCAAAATTGCCTACATCGGTTGCTTATGGCCAAAAGGATGTAGGTAAAGTTGGTGATACACCAGAAGAAATGGATGATACTAATCCAGATTACACAAAAGGTGTACCATCAGCAACACCTCCAGGTGCTACACCACCAGTTGGTGCACAACCTGCAGCTAAACTAAAAGGTCAACCAGGCGAAGATGCTGCTGCTGGTACTACACCAGTACAAGAGCCAGCTACAGATTATTCATCTATTCGTGACCGTGTTAAGGCTAAATTGGCCAAGCAAACTATGCAGCCAAATCCAGGTGCCACATTCCAATCTTACGGCGAAGAAACTGAGTCTGATGAAGAAGTAGTTTCTGAAGAAATGTCTGAGAAAGAAGAAAAAGGCCATGAAGATGCCGCTCAAGACAAGGCAATGATTAAGAAGATGATGAAGAAAGAAAAGATGAAAGAGCAAATGGAACAAGACGTTGATGCTCTCTTGTCTGGCGAAAACCTTTCTGAAGAATTCAAAGACAAAGCAACTACAATTTTCGAAGCTGCCGTTATCGCTCGTACACAAGCTGTTATGGAAGATATCGAACAAGCTTTGTTTGAAGAATTCGAAGTTGCCGTTGAAGAAATCAAAGAAGACTTGGCTACCAAGTTGGACGATTACATCAACTACATGGCTGAAGAATGGTTGAAAGAAAACCAATTGGCTGTTGAAAAAGGTCTCCGTGCTGAAATCGTGGAATCTTTCATCAGCGGTATGAAGAACCTATTCGAAGAACACTACATCGATATCCCCGAAGAAAAAGTGGACATCGTTGAAGGTTTAACATCTAAAGTTGAAGAACTCGAAGCTTCATTGAACGAACAGATTCAATCTGCCGTTGAAATGAAAAAAGAACTCAACGAACACAAAAAATTTGAGGCTATACATGCAGTATGTGAGGGCCTAACGCAGACTCAAGTAGAGAAAATGAAATCACTCGCAGAGGGTGTTGAGTTTACTACTGACGAAGAATTCGCAGATAAATTGGTAACATTGAGAGAATCATATTTCAATGAACCAGTTAATACATCTGGCAGTTCTGCATTGAACGAAGAAGTGGATATTGAAGACGAGAAAAAGGTTGACAAATCTGTTGATCCAACAATCGCTGCATATGCACAAACAATCTCTAAAACATTGGTTAAATAAATAAAATTTACCAATATAGAAACTCACAAGGAGAAAACCAAATGTTTCTAACAGAAGAACTACAACAAAAGTGGTCACCAGTTCTGAATCACCCAGAACTCGAAGCCATTAAAGACCCATACAAGAAAGCAGTTACTGCTCTTGTTTTGGAAAACCAACAACAAGCTATGTCGCAAGATGCTCAGGCATTGAACGAAACTAACACTTACGCATCTGGTCCAACCAATATTGCTGGTGGCGTTTCTAACTATGACCCAATCTTGATTAGCTTGGTTCGCCGTGCTTTGCCAAATCTTATCGCTTATGACGTTGCTGGCGTTCAGCCAATGACTGGTCCTACAGGTTTGATTTTCGCAATGCGTGCCAAATATGGCAGCCAAGGTGGTTCACCATCTAACACTAACGAAGCTTTCTTCAACGAAGCAAATACCGAATTCTCTGGTACTTCTTCTGTTGCTAACCCATACGGCTTCCGTGGTAACAACGCTACTGACATCCGTACTGATACCGGTGCAGATTTGGTTGCTAACAGTTTCACAACTGGTATCGGCTTGCCAACAGCTACTGCTGAACAATTAGGTACCAATGACGGTGCAGCTTTCAATCAGATGGCATTCTCTATCGAGAAAGTTACTGTTACTGCTCAGTCACGTGCTTTGAAGGCAGAATACTCACTTGAACTCGCTCAAGACTTGAAGGCAATCCATGGTTTGGATGCTGAAACAGAATTGTCAAACATTCTGTCTACTGAAATCTTGGCTGAAATCAACCGTGAAGTTATCCGTACAATCTATACTTGTGCCGTTGCTGGTGCTCAGTATGGTGTTACTACTGCTGGTGCTTTTGATTTGGACACAGACTCTAACGGTCGTTGGTCTGTTGAACGTTTCAAAGGTTTGATTTTCCAAATCGAACGTGATGCTAACGTTATCGCAAAACAAACTCGTAGAGGTAAAGGTAACGTTCTGATTGTTTCATCAGACGTTGCATCTGCTATGGCTATGGCTGGTGTGTTGTCATACACTCCAAACTTGTCTGCTGACCTCCAAGTTGACGATACAGGTAACACCTTCGCAGGTCTGTTGCATGGTCGTATCAAAGTGTACATCGATCCATATTTCGGTGGTTATACTTCTAACCAAGAATTGGTGACTGTTGGTTATAAGGGTTCTTCTCCTTATGACGCTGGTATTTTCTACTGCCCATACGTACCGTTGCAAATGGTTCGTGCAGTTGACCAGTATACATTCCAACCAAAGATTGGTTTCAAGACTCGTTACGGCATGGTTGCAAACCCATTCGCAACTGGTTTGACAACTGGTAATGGTGCTTTGAACTCACGTTCAAATGTGTACTATCGCATTTTCGCTGTCAAGAACTTGATGTAATCATCCCTTGGGATGGGAAGAAGTCACCAAAGAGTGACATTTTAAAAGACCACCTTCGGGTGGTCTTTTTTTTGGCTCCTAAATAATAGACAAGGAGAAATGAATGACTGTATTGAACAGAAATCCACAGAACACCAATCTATTACAACCTACCAAATTCTTACTGACGTTCTCACGTATTCAGACCGTACAGTATTTTTGCCAAGAAGTTAATCTTCCAGGTGTTACCTTGGGTGAAGTTAATCGTGCCACTCCATTTTTGGACATGTATTCTCCTGGTACCAAATTAACATACGATCCACTTGATATAACATTTACAATTGATGAAGAACTGGCCTCATGGAAAAACATTTACAACTGGTTCTTGTCTATTGCCGATCCAGATGGATTTGAAAAGCGTACCTATACAAGAGAATTACAAAGAACAGAACATTTCTCTGATGCCACATTAACAGTATTATCAGCATTAAATAATCCAGTATTAAGAATTGAATTTTCTAATGTATTCCCGTTAACATTAAGTGATATTAATTTTGATACCAAATTATCAGCCGATACTATTATAACAGCAAGAGCAACTTTCAGGTATCAATCATACAAATACTTGACAATATAATACTTTTGTGATATAATGTTTTTATTATGTAACTCATTGATTTTATTAAGAAAATTTTATGGAAACACTTGAACAGATATTAAGAATGTGGGAATCCGATGCAGTAATTGATAGCACGGAACCATCCAAGGAATTATTAAAGATACCTCGTTATCATAGTAAGTACTTGGCAATACTCACCAAACATAGAATTGCCTCAAAGAAGGCTCATTTTGATTATCTACGTATGCGTAAAGTCAAATGGGAATACTTCACAGGCAAAATGTCACAAGACGAATTGGAACAATATGGTTGGGAACCATTTCAGTTTGCTCTCAAGTCTGACATAACCACATACTTAGAAGCGGATGCTGACCTCATCAAGTTACTTGAGAAGAAGGTCTACCATGAAGAAGTCATTTCAGTACTAGAATCTATTATGAATGAATTGAAACAAAGAACATGGCAACTGCGTGACTTTATATCATGGGAGAAATTCATCGGTGGTCAATAACATATTATCAATTTCATTTGATACTTTAAATCTCTTTTCTTTTATGGTTGGCATGTTCTTTGCTGCCACCATGTGGAGAACTAGGGCTTTATATTATGTTGTTTTCTACTTTGCTTGTCTTGCTCTATATTATGCTTTGAGATATCACCAATGGCTGACTTAATAATAACTAAAAAAGACGAAGTATTCGCCAAAGTGGCCTGTGAACGCCACATTGCGATGGAGTTGTCTGAGTTCTTCACCTTCTTTGTACCAGGTTATCAGTTCGTTCCAGCCTATCGGAATCGAATATGGGACGGTAAGATACGATTGTTTGCTTTACAATCTGGTCAAATATATCTTGGTCTTGTGCCTTATCTCAAAGAATTTTGTGCTGAACGTGAATACACATACGAAATAGAAGAACTGACAGATGATTATTCTGTATATCTGGCAGAAAAGTTTATTAAAAAATTAAACCTTCATTCTAATGGTAAACCAATTGAGGTCAGAGAACACCAGATAAATGCATATGTACATGCAATGCGTAATCGTAGAACCTTGTTATTGTCACCCACGGCATCAGGTAAATCTCTAATCATATATCTTATCTTTAGACAGTTATTGGATTATCAGAATCTTAAAGGTCTAATCATTGTACCTACAACTTCTTTAGTTGAACAGTTATATTCAGATTTTGCCGACTATGCATCTGAAGACCAGTTTGATGTTGATTTGGCTGTACATAGAGTATATCAAGGCAAAGCAAAACATTCTGATAAGAGTTTGATTATATCTACGTGGCAATCATTGTATCAGATGGACAAAGATTACTTTGAACAGTTTGATTATATCATAGGTGATGAAGCACACCTATTCAAGGCACAGTCATTGACAATCATTATGACTTCTGCCAATAAAACAAAGTATCGTGTTGGTTTAACTGGTACTTTGGATGGAACCAAAACACATAAGTTGGTATTAGAAGGTTTGTTTGGACCTGTTGAGAAGGTTATTACAACCAAAGAACTGATTGATAAGAAACAACTCTCAGATTTTGGTATCAAGTGTTTGGTACTTAGACATTCGGATGAAATATGTGCTGAGATGAAAGGTGTAACTTATGCGGAAGAAATTCAGTATCTAATTGCCAATGAATCAAGAAACAAATTTATTCGTAATCTAAGTATATCATTAAAGACCAATACATTAGTATTGTATCAGATGGTTGAGAAACATGGCAAGATTCTTTTTGATATGATTAAAGAAAAATCTGGTGAACGTAAGGTGTTCTTTGTACATGGTGGTACAGAAACTACTGATAGAGAAGAAATTCGTAAAATTATGGAGAAAGAAAATGATGCAATTGTTGTTGCCTCTTTTGGCACCTTTAGTACTGGAATTAATATACGTAATCTACATAATATTATATTTGCATCACCGTCAAAGTCCAGAGTTAGGAACTTGCAATCAATTGGTCGTGGTCTCAGGCAGTCTGAGGGTAAAACCATTGCAACACTCTACGACATTGCAGATGACCTCAGACATAAAAAACATATGAATTTTACACTACAACATTTCGTGGAAAGAGTTAAGATATATAATGAGGAGAAGTTCTCATTTAAAATTTATAACATAGGACTTAAAGATGGAAAATAACCACGATATTAAGATTGTTCGTTTTAAAGGTGGAATAGATGTTGTATGTCATTGTAATGATGAAGAAACGGATACATTAGAAATTGATACGCCGATGATATTTGAAATTAGAAATACTAATTTGGTAATGCATCATTGGTTACCTTTATCTTTGATGAAAGATAAGAAAGTTAAAATTAAAACACAAGATGTATTGTGTGTATATGAACCAAATGAAGAATTCGCTGAGTATTACCATGAGATGGTAACTAACATGAATACGTTTGTTAATAAAAAACAAACTGATGAAGATACACAGGCAATGTTACAAGCATTATCTGAGTTAGAAGGAATGGATGCATCTGATATCCATTAATTTATATCATAGGGGAACACCGAGGACTATAACACATGTCAAGCCCTATGTCAACAACTTTTTATGGTACATTTGAATGAGTAAACAAAAACATTATATAAACAACGAAGATTTCCTAAAGGCATTGGTCGAATATAAGGCTAAAAAGAAAGATGCCATTGATAAAGGTCTACCTGAACCTCGTATACCTAATTACATTGGTGAATGTTTTATGAAAATTGCCGAAGGTCTATCACACAAGCCAAACTTTATCAATTACACTTACCGAGATGAAATGATTTCGGATGGTATTGAAAACTGTTTGATGTACTTTGCCAACTTTGATGAAACAAAATCAAAGAATCCATTTGCATACTTTACTCAAATCATTTACTATGCCTTTCTACGTAGAATACAAAAAGAAAAGAAACAACTGTATGTGAAATACAAAGCCACAGAACAGATTGGTATTTTAGATGAATTTGAGATGATGGAATTTGAAGATGGTACTACCAGACAATTTGAATTGTATGATAACATTTCCGAATTCATTGAAACTTATGAAGATGCCAAACAGGCAAAGAAAGATTCAAAGGCGGCAAAGAAGCCTAAAGGTATTGAAAAATTTATAGAATAGTGTTATAATCTTATTATGACTATGAAAATTGCTGTAATTACTGACCAACACTTTGGTGCTCGAAACGACTCTGTTCACTTCTTGGACTTCTATGAGAAGTTCTACCGTGAAACATTCTTTCCTAAAATCAAAGAAGAACAAATTAAGTTCATATTAATTCTAGGTGATACGTTTGACCGTAGAAAGTATGTGAACTTCTATTCGTTGAAACGTACCAAAGAAATGTTCTTTGACCCATTACAAAAAATGGGATGCGAAGTATTCATGTTGGCTGGTAACCACGACACATACTTTAAGAATACAAATGATGTTAACTCTGTTGACCTATTGTTAGCAGAGTATGGTAACATACATGTCATCACAGAACCAGAAACTATCTATGTTGGTCCTAAATCAATTGCAATGATACCATGGATATGTGCTGACAACTATGAACAGACTTTACAGTTTATTAAAGATACAGATTCTAAGATTTGTATGGGACACTTTGAGATTGCTGGCTTTGCCATGCATCGTGGTATGCCATCACAAGATGGTTTAGACCGGTCTATATTCAATAAGTTTGATTATACATTCTCTGGTCATTACCATCACAAATCAAGTGCTGATGGCATATATTATCTTGGTAATCCATATGAACTAACATGGCAAGACTACAATGATACCAGAGGTTTTCACCTGATGGATTTTTGGAAAGATGAAATACAATTTATTCCAAATACTAATCGTATGTTTCATAAAATACTGTATGATGATAAAGTAGACACCATCAAAGAAATTGATGGTAAAGACCTAACACAGTACAAGAATACCTATGTCAAAGTGGTTGTTGTCAATAAAACCAATCCGTATCTATTTGACAAGTTCATGAATAACCTGTATAATGTCAATCCAATCGATATTTCTATTGCAGAAGATTTTACTGAGTTGTCATTTGATGATGATGAATTGGTGAATGAAGCGGAAGATACGATTACAATTTTAAACAAATATGTTGATGGTATATCAGAAGATAATATCGACAACACCAAACTGAAAAACATTCTCAAAGAACTTTACGTTGAAGCTTTGAATACTGAACAAGCATGATATTATTTCAAAAAGTTAGGTGGAAGAATTTTCTTTCTACTGGTGCACATTATACAGAAATTAATTTTACCAAATCACAGAACACTTTGATAATTGGTCAAAATGGTGCTGGTAAATCCACTATATTGGATGCATTATGTTTTGGTTTATTTGGTAAACCATTTCGTAAAATAAATAAACCACAACTGGTAAACTCTATCAATACAAAAGACTGTGTTGTGGAAGTATTCTTTAATATTGGTCAAAAACAATATAAGATTGTTCGTGGTATTAAACCGAATACATTTGAAATTTATATCAATGATGTTTTGCTGAACCAGGATGCCGCTGCAAAAGACTATCAGGAAGTACTAGAGAAACAAATTCTCAAATTAAACTACAAGTCCTTCACGCAGGTGGTAATCCTTGGTTCAGCATCATTTGTTCCGTTCATGCAGTTATCTGCCAATGACCGCAGAACAATCATCGAGGACTTACTCGACATTCAAATCTTTTCGTCAATGAATGGCGTAGTCAAAGAAAAACTATCCGAATTCAAAGAAGATATTACCAAAGCCAAATATGGTATCTCTCTGACAGAAGAAAAGATTAAACTTCAATTACAGAATATTGAAGAACATAAGATACATACCGATGTTGAGATTGCCAAGATACTGGCTGAAATTGGTAAATCAAAAGAACAACACAGCAAATTGCAAAATGATATTGAGTTGATTAACAAACATGTTAAAGTATTGAACTCAAAGATTGGTGATAAGAAAGAAAAACTGGAAAAGAAATCTAAAGGTCTATTTCAGGTCAAAGGTAAGATTGAAAACAATATTAAGAAGAATGAAAAAGATATTGAATTCTACCAACACAATGATAACTGTCCTACTTGTAAACAATCTATTGAACCAGATTTCAAAGAACAACAGGTAACAGAACGTAACAATAAACTGAATACACAGAAGACCGGCCTTACTGAGGTAGAAACTGAACTTGAAAACATCACCAATGAAATGTCGGAAATCACCAAGATTATCCAACACATTGTTGAACACCAAAATCAGGTAACAGAACATAATGCCACGATGAGAGCCATCAGTACATACATTGATAAATTAAACAAACAGTATGATGAACTGTCTGTCAAAGTTAATACTCCACAAACCGATAATCAAAAGTTATTGGAATTGAAAGCCGAATTGTTTGAGTTCAATGTGGCATATGAACAGTTAATGAATGAAAAACATTACTATGAATTTGCAGGCTCTCTGTTGAAAGATACTGGTATCAAAACCAAAATCATTAAACAATATTTGCCAATTATGAACAAGTTAATTAATAAGTACCTGACTGCCATGGACTTCTTTGTTAACTTTAACATCAACGAAAACTTTGAAGAAACAATTAAGAGTAGGCACCGTGATGAATTCTCTTATGCCAACTTTTCTGAAGGTGAGAAGATGCGTATAGATTTAGCACTTCTTTTTACATGGAGACAGATTGCTAAAATGAAAAACTCTACCAATACAAACCTATTGATACTAGATGAGGTATTTGATTCTAGTCTTGATACAGTTGGTACAGAAGAATTTCTAAAATTGATACATGAAATGGGACAAGATACGAATGTGTTTGTTATTTCACATAAAGGAGACCAACTGTTCGATAAGTTCCGTTCGGTTATTAAGTTTGAGAAAAAAGGAAACTTTTCAAGGATTGCAAAATGAGTACAAATGACGATATAATTTTATATAATACCGAAGATACTGTAAAACGTGTACAACCACAAATTAAAACATTTGATTTGGTTGACCCAACACATCCAGCATTACACAAAGCATTAATAGATTTTGATTTTGACAATGCACCAATTAATCCAAATGATTTTGCTTCATCACTTGTTGAGACTTGTAAGAAAAATAATGGACTTGGTTTATCCGCCAACCAATGTGGATTTGAACATCGTGTATTCGTGATGGGTGCCGGTGAAGATTATATCGCCTGTTACAATCCAAAAGTAATTGAATTGGAAGGTGAAACACATATGGAAGAAGGTTGCCTTACTTTTCCATTATTAATGTTGAGAGTTACCAGACCTAAAAAAATTAAAGTTGAATACCAGGATTTCACAGGTGTGAAAAGAGAGGCAACTTTTGATGGCATAAGTGCAAGAGTTTTTCTCCACGAGCTTGACCATATGAACGGGATAGTGTATACTAGTCGTGTAAAACCTTTGGCGTTTCAATATGGTTTAAAGAAACTAAACAAAATTCGCCGAAAGTATTTTAATCCTAAAGTTATGGCAAAACTAGCAGCACAACGAAACAATGGCAAAACAACTTAAAATCGTAAATACAATCTTTGGTGAAGAAGAACAAGTTTGTCAAAGTAATGTAATTCCATCTGTTGATGAACAATGGAAAATTTGGCAGCAACAAAATCTACCAGATAAAAGTGAAAAGATTGATAAAGATAAACTGAAAGAACAGTTGATTGATGATTTAACATATGCATCTAAAATGGATGTACGTGAATATACTTTGTATCAAAAATGGACAGAAGTTAAGAAAAGATATCCACTCAAAACATCATCTACACTTGGTGATGAGATTGTTATGGAAGATCCAGCACAAAATGATATAATTCAAAAAGTTAAACGAAAATTCTGGATGCCTGAATCACCAGATGATTATGCCAAATTGAGACCTATCATGCAATTGTCGAATGGTAATGAAGGTGAATATACAGTTGATAAATGGAATGCTATTCGTACATTTTCTTCCACAATGAAGAACAATTCTAATATCGGTCGTAATCTATTTTATACGGTGATTGATGGACAGACCGAAAAATATCTTGGTGTCATTTGTATATCATCCGACTTCTTAGACCTTACACCAAGAGATAATAAAATTGGTTGGTCGAGAGATGTTAAAACACAACAAAGTATGATTAATCATACGGCCATTGGTTCTACAATCGTACCTCTACAACCACTAGGTTTTAATTATATGGGAGGCAAATTACTTGCCTTATTATGTTTATCCGATACAGTACAAAATGATTGGAAGGTAAAATATGGAGATACACTCGTTGGTGTTACCACTACTTCTCTTTATGGCAGCACAAAGTCCAATGGTCTTTCTCAGTATGATGGTTTGGAACATTGGGAGAAGATGGGATTTTCATCTGGTTCAGTTGCTTTTGAACCATCAAAGAAAACAGTAAACGAAATTTATCAATGGGTTAAACAGAACTATCCTGAAAAATATTTTGAATGGTGGGATGCAAAAAAGCCAACCACAAAATTAGATAAAAATGGTAATGGAAAAGATGGTGGTTTGCCATTAAAACGTGACCATAAAAATCGTACACTTAATTTTGCTTATTCCAAACTAGGCATTCCAAAAGAATTAATTCGTACAGAACATGCGAGAGGTATCTATTTCTCACCTCTCTATAATAACACCAATGAATATCTCCGTAAAGAGATTGGTGATAAAGAACTGGTTAAATCATTTGATACCAGTGTCGAAACCCTAACAGATATTTGGAAAACCAAATATGCTAAAGGTCGTATATCAATGTTGAAGAAAAAGAACAATGTATCTTATGAATCTTTGTTCTATGATGACTTGATATACCTGTCTTGGGAAGAAACCAAGGCAAAATATCTACCACAAGTTGGCAGATAATAAAATATACCATGAAAATGGTTGACAGAAGTACTATATAATAGTATAATATGAACACTTGTGTAAACAAGACTTTGAAACTTTGTCATTAGGAGATTAATATGACTAAACTATCCGCAAAACAACGTATGTTGAATGCTTTGAGCAAACCAGAAGGTTACAATACCTTCACAGTCGAGCAAGCTCGCCGCCGTTTCGGCATCACCAACGTGTCTGCACGTATTGACGAACTTCGCCAAGAAGGTCACGTTATCTATACTAACACCAAGTACAATGCTGATGGTGTTAAAGTTGCTTCTTACCGCATGGGTAAGCCAACTAAAGCTATGGTGCGCACAGCACTTAAAGCAGGTTACAGCTTAGCTTAAACCACTTATTAGGGAGACCACCGTATTGGTGGTACTCCCTTTTTTTTATTCCTTGGAGAGCAAATGGAAATTTCAATTAAAAAAGAAGAACTACAAAAGAAAAGTATATTTGTAGCCACACCAATGTATGGTGGTATGAACCATGGATTGTATGCCAAAGCTTGTCTTGACCTACAAGCAATTTGTATGCAATACGGAGTTAAAATTAAATTTTCATTTCTTTTCAATGAATCTTTGATTACTAGAGCAAGAAATTATTTGGTAGATGAATTTCTTCATCGTTCGGACTGTACACATTTATTGTTTATTGATTCTGATATTCATTTTAACCCACAAGATGTAATTGCTTTGTTGGCACTTGATAAAGATGTTATTGGTGGTCCTTATCCTAAGAAAACTATCAAATGGCGTGCTGTTAAAAAGGCAATGGAAAAGAATCCAGATATCAAAGAAAGTGATTTGGCAAATGTAACTGGTGATTTTGTTTTTAATCCAGTTAAAGGTACTGCTAAATTTTCTGTTACTGAACCTTTAGAAGTGCTTGAGATTGGTACAGGTTTTATGTTGGTAAATCGTGATGTGTTTGCCAAGATGGAAGCAGCATATCCAATGATTCGTTATAAACCAGACCATGTTGGCCAAGCCAACTTTGATGGCTCACGTTATATTCAAGCTTTCTTTGATACAGTTATTGACACCAAAGATTCTATCACCGGTGGCGGTTCAGACCGTTATCTATCAGAAGATTATATGTTTTGCCAAATGTGGCGTAAGATTGGTGGAGAAATTCATTTGTGTCCTTGGATGCGTACAGACCATATTGGTACATATCATTTCAAAGGTGATATGCCATCTGTTGCTAACTTTGTTGGTGAGATGTAATGGGTACAGGTCGTAAGTATGATGGTGGTAAACTAGAATATGGTTTACTTCCAGCATTTGCATTAGAGGAGACTGTCAAAGTACTTACCTTTGGCGCTCAAAAATATGAACGTGGTAATTGGCAAAAAGTACCTGACGCAAAACGTAGGTACTTTGACGCATTACAACGGCATATTTGGTCATGGAAACAAGGCGAACAACTTGACCCCGAATCTGGCATACATCATTTAGCCCACGCAATGTGTTGCTTGATGTTTTTGTATGAACATGATATAATAAACTTTGAAAACTTAAATAATGGAGAAGTGAATGAAACTATCTAACGAAACACTTAATGTGTTAAAGAACTTTGCTGGAATTAATTCTGGAATTGAGTTCAAAACCGGCAACAAGATTGCCACCATTTCATCTACAAAGACTGTGCTTGCCAAAGCAACTCTGCCTGATGAATTCCCACAAGACTTTTGTATCTATGATTTGAATCAATTCTTATCAGTACATTCTCTTGGTAAAGATACTGAATTGGATTTTGATTCTAATAATGTTGTATTCAAATCTGGTCGTTCTAAGACCAAGTATCGTATGACCGCAAAGTCTATGATTGTATCGGCACCAGAGAAAGAGTTGACACTACCTTCCATCGATGGTTCTTTTAAATTGAAAGATGAAGACCTTGCGCAAGCATTGAAGAATGCTGCTGTCTTGGGTTCACCTAATATTGCTTTTGAATCTGATGGTTCTAAAATCTCTGTAACTTGTTTCAATGCCAAAGATGATTCAGCACACACAAACACAATCGAAATCGGTACAACCGATAACGATAAACAATTCAAAGCTGTCTTTCTTGTTGAAAACTTTAAGATGATTCCTGGCACATATAATGTACAGGTATCTTCAAAAGGTCTGGCATCTTTTGTTAATGAAAAAGGCGACTTGCAGTACTGGATTGCAATTGAAGCTAAAGAATCTAAATTTGGAGAATAATATGTTTTATGTTACTGATGCTGTTACCAAAAATCGTGTAGCACTTAATCCTAAACACATCGTTGCTGTATTTAAAATTCCAGAAGGTGAACAAGCAGGTAAAACTGGTGTCAATCTTGTGAATGGAAGCATTGTTTGTGAAGAAGAAGATTACGCTATTGTAGCTGAAATTAATAACGCTGGTAATTAATATGACCAAAGTAAATACATTATTTGGTTCTTTTGATGAAGATGACCTGAAAAAACTCAAAGGTTATGTTGATGAGGTTGTACTTCATATGCACAAGAATGATGGCAACAATGCTGCCATTAAAGATATTGTGGATATTGCACATGATGAATTGAAGATTCCCAAAAAGATTCTCAAACGTATGGCAAAGACACAACACAAGAACTCATTTCAAACTGAAGTTGCTGAATCAAAAGAATTCGAAGCATTATACGAAAGTATGGTAGAGGTGAAGTGATGCAAGTATTTGATATTAGTCATGAGGAATATATTGCTGTACTTGAAACAGAAGCCGAAACTCTCAGACGTTATTATTACAAACCAGAAACAGAAGGTACAGGATATTTTAATACAGCAATTGCTGTGTTAGAACAACGTATTAACGAACTCAAAACTGGTACTGGTGTTAGTGATGAGAAGTTTGTTTATAAACCAACAAAATGATGCAACAACTTGAAATAGAGTTCTTTTGGCCTCTAACTGAGCAAACTGAATTGAACTTGGATTTTACTTCAAGTGAAAAATGGAATGAAGAATGGCGAAAGAGACAATGGAATAATACTGCAAATAGTGGTACTTTTTTAATTAGTAGTGGCACAGGTACTATCGGTTGGTCTCAACCTACTTCTTTTGTTGTGAAACCTTCTGCAAAAAATGTTGGTAAGTGGGAAATATCAGAATCTATGTTTGTGTATAGACCCACGAAACCAAATGCCGTCATCAGGTTTATGGCCAAACACCTTCTTGGCTTTAAATGGCACGATGAAATTTAATTATATTATGGAGAATTTGAATGTCAGAACACATGTTGTGGGTGGAGAAGTATCGTCCACAGAAAATTGAAGATTGTATTCTTCCTGATGCCTTAAAGGCAACCTTTCAGGAATTTGTAAATCGTAAAGAGATTCCCAATCTACTTCTGGCAGGAACAGCAGGTGTCGGTAAGACTACTGTTGCTCGTGCTATGTGTGAAGAAGTAGGTTGTGATTACATTATCATTAACGGTTCTGATGAGAATGGTGTTGACACCATTCGTATTAAAATCAAAAACTATGCTTCGTCAATGTCCTTGACTGGTGGTCGTAAGGTCATTATTCTAGATGAAGCAGACTATCTAACGCCTAATGCACAGGCTATCCTACGTGCAGGTATTGAAGAATTTGCATCTAACTGTTCTTTCATATTCACCTGTAACTTTAAGAATCGGATTATTGATCCTATTCATTCCCGTTGTACTGTAATTGATGTTAAACCAAATGGTTCTAAAGCCAAGATGGCCACAGCATTTTTCAAACGTGTTGAATCTATTCTAAAAGAAGAAGGTATCACATACGATAAAGAAGTTGTTGCTGCTGTTGTCACTAAACATTTCCCTGATAATCGCCGTATTCTTAATGAATTACAACGATATGGTGTATCAGGTAGTATTGACAAAGGTATTCTTGCGTCAGTTTCCGATGTACAACTAGGTGAGTTAACTAAGTCACTTAAAGATAAAGACTTTGCTGGTGCTCGTAAATGGGTCACCATGAACTTGGACAATGATCCTACACGTATCTTTCGTAAATTGTATGATGGTTTATATGAACTGTTGAAAGCCAATTCGGTACCTCAACTGGTTCTTATCCTTGCCAAGTATCAATATCAAGCGGCATTTGTGGCTGACCATGAAATCAATTTGATTGCCTGTCTCACAGAAATTATGGTGGAATGTGAGTTCAAATAATGCCAGATTTATTCAAAGAAATAGTACCATCAATATTAGAAACTGGTAAGTCTGTTTTCGTTGATGAAATGGATTATAAAGATTATGTTCCATTTGTAATCAATCGTGCCTTGTCAAATCATATGGATTGTGTGTTGTATGCCAATGAGATGAATCTTTGGCCAAACACAGAAAAAGATATGCAATATCAGTATTATCTAAATAGTATTAGACATATGAAACGGAAATTTCAACCGTGGCATAAATCTAAGAACGATGAGAATATTGATTGTATTAAAACATATTTTGGTTACTCCAATCAAAAGGCCAAAGAGGCCTTGCGTATTCTTACTGATGAACAAATCGCTGAAATAAAAAGAAAAACAGACAAAGGCGGGTGATATGATTGACGTTAAGGATTTAGTGGAAGTAACATTACAAGAACAAGATGATTTCTTAAAAGTCCGTGAAACACTAACACGGATTGGTGTGGCTTCCAAAAAAGATAAAACATTATTCCAGTCGTGTCATATTCTCCACAAACGTGGACAATATTACATAGTACATTTTAAAGAGTTGTTTGCCTTAGATGGTAAACCAACAGACATTACCGAGAATGACCTTTCTCGTAGAAATGCCATCGCTAACCTATTACAAGATTGGGGACTGATTACGATTGTGAATAAAACACAAACGGAAACACCACCTCCTATCTTTCTATCACAGGTTAAAATCATTTCTCACAAAGAGAAAGCAGAATGGCAATTAACACCTAAGTATAATATTGGTAAAAAACCACAAAATACTTGACAGGTAGTATAAATACTAGTATAATTATGTGCCGTGCTCATTGAGGCGGCAATTTCTTAAACTCGCTTTAACAGGAGAAAAAGCATGACAACATTTAAAACACTAGCCCCGTTCGACTTCAAATCGTTCGACCCATTTGCTTTAGGATTTGATGACGTATTCAAAGACCTACAAGACATGGCTACCAAAGTCTCTAAGACTGTAACCTATCCGCCATACAATATTAAACAAGTAAAAGAAAACAAGTATGTCATTGAAATGGCAGTTGCTGGTTTTGCTAAGACTGATATTGAAGTTACCTTAGAAGGTAACAAGTTGGTTGTCAAAGGTGCTGCAAAAGAAGATGAGACAGACGTTTCTGAATACCTATTCAAAGGTATTGCAAACCGTAACTTCAGCCGTGAATTCAAAATCGCCGACAAGGTTGAAATTGAAAACGCCGAGTTAACTAACGGTATGTTAAAGATATGGTTGTCTAACATGGTAAAAGCCCAAGACATTATCAAGAAAATTCCTTTAGTATCTAAAGATGCTTAATTGGTGGCCTGTAACCGATGAAGAATGGGAACGTCTGAATTATCCAGAACGATTTCAAAACAAAGGTAAATAACAAAGGGGCTCTTGACAGAGCCCTTTCTTTTTAGTATAATGGTTCTATTATGAAATATCGAAACAAAGAACTCCAACATTCCAATCCTGTAAAAGTGCGTGTGAAATCATCACAAGAAGTTTTCTATACCTTCAAACATTGGGGTGTAGAAGATATTGATGGTGTTGATTTTATTTCTGTCTGTAAATTTGAACCTAGACAAGATTTGACACAACAGTTATATAAGATGCGCAAAGACTCATTAGAGTATATAAAATGATACATCGCCCATATAGCTTAATGGTAAAGCAGGGGACTCATAATCCCTTGAGTGCTGGTTCGATTCCATCTGTGGGCACCAATTTCACATTATGAAACCAAAACATATTCGAGCATACATGAAGACCGCTGAGGTCTTTGCGGAATGTTCTACCGCCAAACGTCTACATGTTGGTGCTATCATAGTTAAAGATGAACGAATTATCTCAATAGGATACAACGGAACACCATCTGGATGGGATAATAATTGTGAAAATCAGGTAACTGAATATTGTGACGTTACAAAATCATGGCTTTTTACTGGTGAAACAAAAACTAAACCTGAGGTGTTACATGCGGAAACTAATGCTATCGCTAAACTGGCGAAATTTGATGGATCTGGAAGTGGGTCTGTATTGTTCGTTACTCATGCTCCTTGCCTTGATTGTGCCAAGTTGGTATTTCAAGCTGGCATATCTTCTGTTTACTATCGTAATAGTTATCGTGACAGCTCTGGAGTGGACTTCCTCAACAAAGCAGGAGTAAACGTAACGCAAATCTAAATAAGGATAGATTTATTGGGTCAACTTACTAAGGAGAACTTTTGTTATGAAAATCAATATAGTTAATTGTCCCGATGTGAATTTTAAGCCTTATGTGGAAGAAGCAGTTGCGTTCTACTCTAAAGAACTTATTCCTGATGGTAGACTCCGCAATCGTTGTAAAGTAAAGATTCGGTTTACAAACAAGATAGATGAGTATGGTTTTGCAAGTGTTGAGGGTTTCAACAGCAGAAACGAACCTAGAGAATTTTTAGTAGAAGTTCATCCAGGTATTGGTGTTCGAGCCATACTTGAGACTCTTGCACATGAGATGGTTCATGTCAAACAATATATCCGTGGTGAAACTAATGACCAACTGTCAGTATGGCGTGGTCGTAGAATCAATTCAGACAAGGTGGATTACTGGGAACATCCATGGGAGATAGATGCATTTGGCCGTGAGGCAGGTTTGTTTTACAAATTTGTTACAACGAACCACCTGTGGGATATCTTTCCTGATTTCAGAAATCCAGCATTACCAATAACCCCTATACCTATTACATGGAAATAAAATGGCAAGAAAACCTAATTTAACAAAAACAGAAGCTCGTGACGCACATGTTGGTCATGGAATGGAAAGAAGTCCTAAGTGGCCTCACGTTGAGAAATTACATTTGAAACTAGAACCAGTTTGTGCTGCTTGTGGTTCAACTAAGAAACTAAATGTGCATCATAAGAAACCATTCCATTTGTTCCCACAATTTGAATTAGATTTAAGCAATCTGATTACACTTTGCATGGACAAAGAATGCCACATCAAGATTGGCCACGGTGGAAACTTCAAAGATTACAATCCAGATGTTGCCGAAGACTCAGCTAAAGTATTGGAAAACCAAGCTTTATTTGAAGAAGTGGTAACAGACGCAGAAAAAAAGCGTTTAATTGCCTAGGAACCGCTTGCCAATATCATAAAATGGATATATAATAACACTATGACAAATTTTAACCATAAACCCTTTATGTCCCAGCCAGAGTATCGCACGAATAATTGCGCCGATAGCTCATGGGCGATTACAACCGGGTTTTGTGTATAGGAAAAAGTAAGTCAGAAGTTCTAAAAAGACACCAATCACAAGACCCTTAGTAACGAAAGTTCTAAGGGTTTTTTGTTTGTTGTTTCAATACAACACATGTGTTGACAGGTCATCGTATCTGGCATATAATACACATTGTTCATTAAAAATTTGTAGAGTTAATACATATGTTCCCGAGTGGTGTAGTGGTAGCACACTTGACTTTGACTCAAGTAGTATAAGTTCAATTCTTATCTCGGGTGCCATATAAAAACACATTAGTGCTCCGGCGCCCCATATATCCTTCTAGAGGTGGGATAACGAAATAAGTGTGTTTCTATATGGAAAGTAATGCAGCGGGGATGGTCCTGCGACTGGCCTTGAAAACCAGGTTCTCAGAAATGGGATGGGGTTCGACTCCTCTGCTTTCCGCCAAACATGGAAGATGTGTTGCAAGGTGCAACAGAGGCTTGCTAAGCCTTCGTTCAGAAATGGGCTGATAGGTTCGATTCCTATATCTTCCGCCAAAATGTGTAGGTGTGACCCGAAAGGCTAGGGAACGGATTGCAACCCCGTTTTATGCAGGTTCGAGTCCTGTCACCTACTCCAGTTGTAAAAAAACAACAGACTGGTTGACAGGTCTTCCAGTTCTGTTACAATACATACATGTTTTGAAAAATGCTCGGTTCGTCTATCGGTTAGGACGCTGCCCTTTCAAGGCGGAAAGAC